GGTTCTGTATTGAGCGATTCTATCGATGTTCTGAATGACAAAATCGAAAAAATAAAAAAAGATCATGGTAAAAAAAATGGCAACATTGATAATCTTGATAATGTTCAGCTTATCGACTATTTCTCAAAACACTTATCCAAAACTAATTAAATATGATAAAGACACTGTAGTTGCATTCACTGTACCACAAGCAAAGACTATAGCCAAGGATATAGAAAATATGCATTATTTTGAAGCTTTGAACCAAGTATATGTAAAAAAAGATTCAGTTAACACTAAGATAATCAATAACTTAGATGGACAGATTGTTAATTATAAAGCTGAACTAAAAAATTCTATCACTATAGATTCTTCTAGAGTTAAACAGATAGATAATCTGAACTGTCTGAATGCAATCCAGAAGAAGCAGATCAAAATAGAGAAGAGGAAGAAGAACTTGGCCATAGCAGGAGCTATACTTGTTGCTATTTTGGGATCTTATGCATTTTTGACCAAATAAATACAATATATAGAACATAAAAACAAATTAATTCTAAATGGAATTTTTAAAGAAATATGAAGATTTTAGCGAACATGCAAAATCTACAAATGAATCGGTGATGAAAGTTGATGATATATACAAAGTCAAAACAACTTTAGATGTTCCTCAAAGCTTGATCAACGCATTAGTTAAAAAAGTTAAGGAAGAAAACAGCAAGAATGCTCGTGAATTCTGGAGTGATATCGACATCGCTGAAGAGATTGCTAAATATGTGATTTCCACATTTATGAGCATCGACAATGTTCCAGCTTCTATTTTAGTAGGAGAAACTGGACCGGTAGAAACTCCAATCGAAGAAGCTCCTGTAGAGGAAACACCTGCTGCTCCGGTTGCTGAGGCACCGGTTGCAACACCAACAGAAGAAGCTCCTGCTGCGGCTGAACCTGAAGCTCCTGTTTTACCAGATGCTGAGGTTTAATAATTAAAATAATAATTAAAAAAAAAACGATCCAAATATTTGGATCGTTTTTTTTGTTTTAAACTTTTTTATTTGGCGGTAATATAATTATCATGACTGCTCAAAGAGAGCAACTCATATAAACAAATAAAAACAATTAAAAAGCAATGAGTCTATTCAACGTAGAAGAAGAATCATCATTAGGCTTCGTCAATGATGGAAAATCAGGAGTGGACGGTTTATACCGCCCTTCTTACAAAAAAGCAACTGATCCTAGAAAAGGATACACTGCAGTTATCCGTTTCTTACCATGGGTATTAAATGAAGATGATGAAAACGGAAATCCTAAAACAGGTCCAAACGGTTTACACCGCATCATGAATTATGTTAAAATTGAAGGTCAACAAGAATTAAACGGCTTGTACGATTCTCCAGCAAATTTCAAGGAGAAATGTGCATTATCTAAATTATATTTCGATTTAGATAAGTCTACAAACCCAGTATTAAAAGAACGTGCAGTTTGTTTAAACAAAGTGAACAAGTATTATTCTTTAGTATTGATTGTAGAAGATTCACAAAATCCAGATGCAGTAGGAAAAATCATGGTTTATTCTTACGGTTGGAAAATCTTACAAAAGATGCAAGCTGAAGAAAATGGTGAAAACGTAGAAGGCCGTAAATGTAATATCTATGATGTTGCAGAAGGTAAAGATTTCAAATTAGTTGTAAAGAATGTTGGAGATTTTGAAAATTACGATTCATCTTTATTCTTAGAGCGTTCATCTATCAAGATCAATGGAAAAAGTTTGCCTACACAAGAAAAAGTTTTCACGAATAAAGCTGGTAAAGAAATTACAAAAAAGATCATCCGTGAAGATTTAATGCCTAAATTAACTACATTCTTACGTAGTCGCGAAGAAGGTGTTGATTTAAATAAATATATGCCTGCTCGTTTGACCGATGAACAAATAGAAAAGATTGATAAAATTGTTAAGATTTTAACAAACACTTCTACTGAAGGTTCTAATGTATTATTCAACTCTGCTGATCCTATGTCTGCTGAAGATTTATTCGGAAGTTCATCTAACGAAACAGCTAAAACTGCTGCAACTGCTGCTCCTGTTAAAGAAACAAAACCAGCAGCCCAAGCTCCAGTCGCGGCTCCAAAAGCTCCAGTTCAACAAAAAGCTGTAGCAACAGAAGAAGATCCATTTGCTGATTTAGGAGATAAAACTCCAGTAGATCCAAATGAAGATCCTTTTGCTGATTTAGACTAAGCCAAGTATTTAACTATAAATAAGAGAGCAAGATTAAGTTCTTGCTCTCTTTCAAAACAAATAATATATCAAAATGTTAACAGGTAAAAAATTCGATGTCAATGGATCAATTCTAGAAGTTATCAAAGAAGATGCTGATTTTGCATATCTTTCTGGTGGAGCTGCAATAAAGAAAACTACATTATTATCATCTTATGATGAATATATGGATCCTAACACATTCTTCAATACAAGTGCGAATGCTTTAGGAAATCTTGCAAATCAGATAAAAGAAAATGTCCAAAACGTGAATACTTCAGCATATGTTGATGAAAGAACGCATGTTTCTGTAAATGATCCTAATGCCGGTATGCAATCTCAACCGACTGCTCAACAAGTTGAAACCATTTTAGGAAATGGTAATCCAGCTGTGACTCATAATCCAACATATCAACAAGCTCCGATCAACCACTATACTATGCCATCTAACAATCCTGAAGATGCATTATTCAGAAAAATGAAAAAACCTGATAGTATAGATATTGTATTATCTTTCAAAGAGAAAATTCCTGGAAGAGATTTTATACGTTTGATGAATGATAACTTCGAAACATCGATTATCGATTATCTTGCAAAGGATTTCACAGATAAACTTTTGATGAATCCAGAATTGTTAGAAATCCAGATCAGAACATTTCTTAACAAATTGATTTATCCTGAAAGATTTGATGGTTCAGGAGTTCCTGAAATAATTGATCCTACGCCTACTATATTGACTGAAAAAATTAAAGTTGAAGATACTAAACCTGTTGAACATGCTATTATAGATTATAATGATCTGATAGATCCTGAAGATTTAGCACTTATGAATACTGGAAATATTATTAAAACAGAAATAATTGATAATTCAAAAACAGATAATGGCTAAAATAGATATAAACTTCTTAAGAAGAGCATTACACATACGCAGAAATTTTCTAAATCTTAACAAAGATATAGAAAGAGATGAAAAGAAATTGACTTTATTGAAAGATAATTTACTGCTGATAGCTTCTCAGCTAGAGACTAGCAAAAATAATTTGAAGAAGGATAAAGATTCCAATGAGCTACAAATCATATTCAATAAGATGAATGAAGTTGCTGAACAATCTGAAAAAATTCAAAAAGTTTTAGATCCTATTAAAGACAAAATAGACTCTTTGAAGAAAGATGAATTGGTTTTATTGGATACTATCAAGACTAATTATCCTGGAATGGAATTAGAAGAGATAAAAAATCAAGTTCAGGAATATTTGAGCATTCATGTAAAGTAGATGATTTATAAACAATAAAAAAGCCGAGTCATAAGCTCGGCTTTTTGAATATATAAGATCATGCAAGCATCCAAACATGTCAAAATAGACAAAAACATTCTACTGGAATGGATATATGATGATCTGAATCTGGTAGCAGAGGATTACAAGGTATTAGTTCCTGATGGAACTTATGTACAGAGTAATTCATTGATACAGGCCGATTCAACTTTCACGAATCCTTCTGTGACTAACAATATTCAGAATAATCAATTGTTCAGATTGGATGTTGTATCCAATAAATATGGAAAGGTAGACTTGGTGAAATATCCATTCTTGCATGTACAGAATTTTGCAGCAGGCAGTCCACAGCGTTACGATAAACTCAGGATCCACTTTCCTGTAAATTATACATTCGAAGATAAAGTCGGAGCTTATCTGAACATATACACTTACGATTTTGATAATCTTATCAAGGTTGATTTATCAAATTTTTACTACGATAAAACTGATATATCAATGTCTAGTATTGTTGAATTTACATCTCCTCCATTTCTGTTTCAGGAAAAACAATGGGGAAAATATATCGAAATACAAGTCCCTTCTGTGTATGATACTGCTAATCAGAGAACTGGACAGATTCCAACACCAGGATCTTTAAATCAAAATTTGACTGGTGGTTTAACTGGAGTTGGATTAAGCCAAAACTCTCCAATATTTGTAGATTTTAGCTTCATTGAGCTCAAACAGAGCATAATGAGTACAAACACATTTATTATTTCTAAACCTCTTTCAGCATCTATACCTCAAACTCCAGATTTTCAGACTATGGGAGTGCAGATACAACATTCTGCAAACGGAGACTTCTTTGAGATTTTTGGAATATTCAACAACAACGATAGCGAATTTAAAACTTTCCTTGATGCTCAAAACATGATAGGACAGAGAAATTATCTGATATACACAGTAACTCTTTATGAAGAAAATGTACCAACAAACAGTGTAGATTTCTTTGTAAATACAGAATATGATCAAAAAATCATGTACAGACCTGTCATAATCAGCGCTAATACGACTGCAGCTATACAAGTTGAACTCAAGATAATCAATGCTGTAGATAATAGTCAGATTACAAAAATAAGCACTCTGGGTTTACTGAGAGATGAAATTGCCAAATACGGAGCAAACTTAACACGAATAAAAGTATCTAACACTTTTAAACCAAAGATTTATAACACCAAGGGTGATAATTTTATGATTGATGCTGGTTCTCTTTTCACTACAAACCAGATAGTACAAAAAGTTGATGTTCCTTATCCAGTATTGTATGATAGGTTTAATGTCGTTGCTAAAAACGTATCAGAGAACTTCAACAAAGAAAAATATTTCGGTATAGGAAAATTGCAAATTGTAGTTAATCCATTTGACAATGTTTATAAATTCGCAATTGCCAACAGTGTGAATTCTACAAGTGTTGCTGCATTCGATTTAACTAATACATCTGATGTAAAAATGTCTTTTAAGTCTCCAAAAGAAGCAGTAGAGATACCTTTGTATTACGATTCTGCTCAAGTTGATCTTAAAAGTGGCATAGTTGTATTTAAAGTATCTGAAAAGGATACTGATAAATTAAAAAATATGTATATATCTGGAGTTAATGTTTTTTATATAGTGATCAATGCCAAAGATGTAAAGACTGTGATATATTCTGGAACTTTCGTTCCTTATGAATCTGCAGAAAATCTTTCTAAACTTGCAGCCCAAGCCGAAATTGATGCCAATCCTACAATACAGAATGTTCAAACATCAACATTAACTCCTGTACTTACATCGTTTAAAAAAGTAGATAGTTTAAAAAAGATATTCTTGAATACTAACATAAATGCTCTGACGATCAGAAAACCAGATCTTGGCACAGGAAACAATATAACACAATAAAATGAGCTTACATCTTCCATCACAGTCCAGCAATTTCGTGTTCAATCTTCCTACAGATTTTGTAGGACAGAATGTTATCGATCTTTACAAAAAAAGGTTGAAGAGTTACAGATCGCCATATGATAATATATTGGATTATCTGAATAGCACAGTGAAAGATGTTTTGTTTCCAGGCATGAGCATAGAACTACCAATGCAGCATATCAAACGTGGCAAAGAGATCACATGGAAGAGTTCTCAGAATGTATATGATCTGTTCACTAAAGAGATCGATATTACATTTCAGAGCGTTAATTCACACTTCAATTATTTCGTCATATTGGATTTTATCACTAATGGATACCTTGACACTGCTAATACTTACGAATCTCCACTGATGTTGAGAATACTGGATGAGAACAAAGATGGATTATTCGATGTCAGGTTCAGAAGTGTAAACTTCAAAGGATTATCTGAATTGAGACTAAACTACTCAGAATTAAAAGCAGATGAAAAAACTTTTACTATGACATTTGCATATAATTTCTTGGATCTTATTTTTCTCGAAGAAGGAAAAGATGTTATACAGGATATCAATATTTAATCAATAACATATGGCTGCAAAATCAAAAGATTTCGAACAACGTTTTTCTTTGTTATTAAAAATATTCAAAAGTAAACCTAAATTTTTTATCAAATACTTATTAGATAATGATGCATTCACTGATGCATTTATAAGCAAAATATTGAATAGTTCCAAGTTGAAGAATGCAGTCGAAAATAATGAAGATATAATTGGACAACATTTTTCCAGCATAGAAGACATGCAAGAGAAATATACTGCATTGTTGGAACATGACAATAAGGATATATCTCATTATGCATTGCTTCCTAATGAAACACTGAAGCAACAACAACTCAGATTGAACAGATTGTTAACTGAAGTTTTGAAAGAGGAAGACTATACTAAAGCAATAAATATCAAGAATTATATGCTACATATGAAGATGAAAGTGGATCCATCTAAATAAATTAATTATAAAATTCACCTTTCAGTTTTACATAATCAGGAAGTTCTAATTTAACGTTATTATATGTACAAGAAAAATCTCCTCCTATGAATTCAGGGCATCCTTCCAGAGATGTTAATTTATTACCTGAACAACTAAAACCTACTGCTACATTTTTAGGGCATCCTTCCAGAGATGTTAATAAATTATTAAAACAAGAAAAATTTCTTTCTATAGTTTCAGGACAACCTTCCAGAGATATTAATTTGTTATTAAAACACCAAAAACTTCTGCCAATCTTCTGCGGACAATTTTTCAATGTAGTTAATTTATTATTATAACAATTAAAACTTCCTGTTATTTCTACATCCTTCAACCATTCAGGGATTTCAGTCCATTGTCCTCCATTCAAATAAACATCTCCATTAACTTTCTTGAGCTTTACAAACTTTGGATCGATGTCCATGAAAGATTCATACAAATAAAGATCTCCATCTATCACCTCTTGTGAAAGTAACTTGGTGTTCATTTGTTTAAGTTTCTCTTTGCGACCCTCGATGTTGCGAGGAACTAGTATATTTGTCATTCTGTAAATATAAAATATTTTAATCATATCATTATATTTTTTCTCTAACATATAAACTTAAACACTTAAACAGCATATATCAAATGTAAACTTAAAAATATGACACAAACAAAAACAATTTATCGCGAAGGCCAAGAATGCGGAAGCATCCAAGGTTTAGATCTAATCGATCAGCTGTCCGAGCAGCGTAAGAATCGTAAAAACAAATTCCAATCATTAGATCAAAACGATTTGATGACACAAGCACTTCACAACACTGAAGTGATGGATGAACCACAAGAAGGAAATACTGTCGTAGGGCGTATCGTTTCTATTAATGCGAATGCAATCATGGTTGACATCGGCTACAAGACATCAGTGTATGTTGAAAACAAGCCTGCTGAGATGTTGATTTCAGACTTTGTTGGAACTGGACCTGTTGATGTGATGATCACTCAGATCACAGAAACACCTTATTCTATCACCGGAAGCATGTATGCTGTTTATGCAAAGGCTGCTCATACTTCTATGAATGATAAGATCTATCGTTCTGAACCAATCGAAGCATTTGTAAAAGAGTTGACACCTGCTGGTTATCTGTTAGACTTCTTTATTGATGATATCAAAATGCAGGGCTTCATGCCTAATGTGTTAGCAGGGGCTAACAAATTAGCAGATCCTACATCTATAGTTGGCAAGACTTTAGAAGTGATATCTGAATCTTTCTCACAGGAGAAAGGAACATACATCTTAAGTCGCAAGAAATACTTACAGACTTTGATGGCAAAGGAGATCAAGCAATTGAAGATCAATGAAAAAGTGTATTCTGGTAAAGTTACAGGAACGACTGATTACGGTGTGTTTATCGAGTTCAACGGTTGTTTGACTGGTATGATCCACAAGGCTAATATCAATCCGGTATACCATGATAAATTACATTTGATTGAAGCTGGTACAGAGATTGATTTCTACATCAAAGAGATATTAAAAGATAAAATCATCTTGACACAGATCATCCGTGAAACATTATGGGATTCTATCGAAAATGGACAGACTTTGCCTGGTACAGTAATAGATACAAAATCATTTGGATTGTTAGTTTCATTAGATGATGAAACAAAAGGTTTGGTTTCTAATGAAGATTTGGAAAAATATGGCAAGACTTTCACACGAGGAGATAAAGTGACCGTCAAGATCACAGACATCAATCGAGGAAAACGTAAAATATCTTTATCTTTCGCCAAATAGATAAAAATAAAGAAGAGAGCCAGATGTTAAACATCTGGCTCTTTTTGATTACATTTGAACAATATATAAAACATAAATCTATTTTTGAACAGCAATGAAGCACTTAAAACTATATGAAGATTACAATAATGTTAGCCCTTTATTCTGTGGAATGAAAAATTCATATGAATCCAATATAGTATAATATTAAGTAACTGATTATGTATAAATTTATGTAAAAATAAACAAAAATAGTTAAACTAAACCAACTGGATTCAATATATACTTTATCAATTAATATATTGATTACTGTTCATTGAAATGTTGGTTGTATGAAAATTTACAAATTCATATGTAAAACAAATGTTAAAATCAAAACTGGATTTATTCAGTTAAATATTTGGTACCGAAAGGTCCGAAGGTAGGGATGAGTAAACCCGAACCTGAATGAGTGATCATTCTAAAAGATCGTGGAGATGCTGGGTTGCCGGTGTCTGTGAAGCAATAAGTTTATAATATTGGATATTTTTCAATATTTTACATTACTATTTAATGGAGAAGAACAAGAAAAAAATAAGCAAGAGTCTAAATATTCTATAACAAAACTCATAGAGTGGCTTCCAGCTTGGAAGGATTTTCCAAAGAGAAATCATAGCATATTCATGAGCAATAGTCCTAAGTATGCATCTAATTGGGTTCAACAATCAGGATCTTTATACGAATGTATTGCTGAAGCCAAACTTGGTATGTGTTTAGGATACGATTTTAATGATCTAACAAGTTGGCCTTATGCAGTTTCATTGCTAATGCCAGATACGAAAGTTGAATATTCTCCATTTACTATAAATACTTATGATGCGTTTGCTGGAAAAACATTATCTTATTTATTAAAATCTCAATTAGTTTGGTGGTTACAAACTACTATATCAAACAAGTGGGGAGAACTTGGAGCAAAAATAAAAAAAGCTGTAGAGGACTCAAAACTAAAACATTATGATCTAAAACCATATTTAAAACCTAATTTAAAAAAAATAGATGCGATAATAAAAAATATAAGTAGGACTGAATATCATAATGCATGGATTGAAAAACAAGAAAGATCTGAACATAAGAGTCCTGAATCAGAAATTAAAAAACTCATGTTTATGTTTGACCTTATTAAAAAATATGGAGGATTACAAGCTCTTATTGAAGATGCATTCGATCCTATAAAAAATGGATTCTCTATTGTAACACAAAAAGAAGTACCGAATATAGTAGGTGATAAAAACATAAGAGAACTTTGGACAGATTCGAAAGTATTTTTAACTAAAATCCCATCTATTAAAGTAAAACAGACAATCATTAGTGATTAAATATTTTTTTAATTAATATAAATGATTATTTTTGATTATCAATAATGATCAAATGAACTATCCAAAAGAAATAGATAAAATAAAAAACATTTACAAAAATGCAGGTTTCAAAACTTATATTGTAGGTGGTTCAGTTCGAGATTTTTTACTAGGAATAGAAGTGGACGATTACGACATAGCTACCGATGCTACATTAGAAGATGGACTAAGGATTTTAAAAGAAGCAAACATAGAAGCTCTTCCAACTGGTGAAAGCTTTCCAGTTTTGAGAACTAAGATCAACGGTCTAGAATTTGAAATTGCAACTTTTCGTGCTGATTCCGGTATTGGCAAAAACACAACATATTCTTATTCTTCTATTTATGAAGATGCCAGCCGAAGAGATTTTGTTGTAAATTCATTATATTACGATCTTGAAACAGGAGAAATTATCGATTTTTTCGAAGGCCAGAAGGACATAAAAGATAAAATTTTACGTTTTGTCGGAGATCCTAAATCAAGGATCACAGAAGACAGACTTCGCATAGTCAGAGCGATCAGACTTTCAGAGAAATTGAAATTCTTTATCGAGAACAGATCTGCAAAAGAATTATACTTAAACAATCGTCTGTTCGATCTAGATCTTCCAAAAGAAGAAAGAGTTTCCAGAGAAAGGATGATCGAAGAGATGAAAAAAGCTCATATACAAACAGATTTCTTTTTATATCTTCAGAGACTTGACTTGTATGGAATATTGGATCAAGTGTTCGAAGGGTTGGATTGTTTCAGATCTGATGCTTTGGCATATTCTTATTACGAAAATGGATCTATGTCAGAGCATTTTGCATCATTTTTACAACTTCCAGATCTTATAAACAAAGAAAAATACATCATAGAAGAACTGAAATGGCCTCGTGATTTGTACAATGAAGTTATATTTCTATTGAAATATGAACAATGTTCACTTGGTATCAGAAGTGACATTGTGTATGATTTCAATCATGTCTATAAACTCTATAAAAAATTGAATAACATATTTTTTAGTTTGGAAAACTGGGTAATAAATAGAAAACTGTGTCCATATTTCATGAACGCTTTTCATGAATATGAACCGATCACGGATGGCAAAGATCTGGTAGCCAAAGGCTTCATCGGAGAACAAATATCCAAAGAGAAGGAAAGATTAGAAAACGAACACTTCTTTCAAATTTATAATAGATTAAAAAGCAATAAATAGCGTCTCGAAACTTTCTATTTCGAATATATACTGGAAAGAGAAATGTCTAGATGGCTCAGAGTTCCAAATTACTCAACAAAGCAGAACCAATAAATGTTGGAGGATTCATAAAAACCAAAGTTTGGTCTGAATTGAATACTGATATCAAACCTGATGTTAGAGTATTTGTTGTTGGTGGTAATTACGACAACTGGACTCTTGGTTTAGGATCCAACAAGCCGTATGCTAACCATGCAGATGGTTATATAGTGATAGATGTAGATTATACCGACAATTCTATAATACTGGATCGAGACTGGGATGGACTTTATCCATTTTCTGCCACTCAGATCAACGCAACGACCAATGCATATATCAGCATGGGTTATTTCAGAGGAGGTGAGTTCAATAATGGTACATTCAATGATGGTATCATCGGTGTAGAACGTTCACTTAAAACACCTGGTGTACAATTCCTGAATTATTTAGGATATGATTATATCGTCATCAGCTTAGCAGATTACAATCTATTCATGCCAGAAGGAGAAACAACTTTCAGTAAAGACGATCATATCACAGTTCATGTTCCTGGTGGAAATCAGATGACCAACAAAGGGACTTATCAAGTTTTAGAATTTATTCCTGTTAATATACCATCGATCACAGTAGATGCATACCATGTTGCATTCAAGGTTAGTCCTGTAGGAACAACAAATTTCACTATAGCTACATTTACTGCATATAATATATCGAGAACTAAAAGTTGTTCGATAAATAACAAATCTGGAGTTCAAGCTACGGTGAACCATGCAGTTTTTTTAGGAGGAGAATTTATAAAAGGAGATTGGAAATCCAAAACAGATAATTACGTAAACTACGTTGGTAGAAAAGCGACAATGGACGAAAACGAAGTTGTGTCTATACAGAACATGGACAATTCGCTCAAAAATAACAACGGTATAGGTTACAATCTATGGATGAGTGGCGTATGGCAAACAGGTAATTATTATAACGGAACTTGGCACAATGGTTCTTGGTTTAATGGTACACAATATGGCGGTATAATAGGAGGTGGTTTCTGGCACAATGGCTCGAAAAATGCTGGTAGTACGGAATCTCTGCATTATGGCATGTACTGGTTTGCAGGAAATCATAATTCCGGTACAGCAAAGGATATCTATTTTCTAGATGGAACTTTCACTAACGGAGAATGGTACGGATCTTCTCTATCAAATATAAAAGAGATCACAAAAGATCTAAACAATCGCATCACTTTCAGAGTTGATGCAGAAAGAACATATCTGTATGCTGTAGACGATCTGATGTTTGTTTCGAATATCAAATCTAACAATTCTTACGAAAACAATACTGACATGTTACGTGATCCTATCACAGCTATCGATAAACGCAACATGAACATGTGTAGATTCAAAGTGTACAAAGTTGATTATGTAAATAATTTAGTGACGGTAGATCAGATAGAAACACAAACACTTTTTAATTACGATCTGACCAATGCTTATATAAGCAACTCTTGGTTCTACAACGGAACTTGGAATAACGGTCGATGGATATCAGGAATGAGATTAGATGGATGGAAGATAAAGATTATTGATAATTCGGTATTGGGTCAATTGACTGTTGATTTGTACAACGATACTTCTATACCTTTATCTGTGTATGATCCAATAGTTGGAGAAACTGTATATTTGAGAAACCTGAATTATTCAGGTACTGATCTATCGACTTATCCTGCTGTAGTTTTATCAACAAACGGTACAGGACAAGTGACTGTAACTGTTCCAGCTCTGGCTCAGAATTCTGTAGCATTTACAAATTTCTACTATTCAAACGGTCATGATTCATACGAAGCTTTCATGAACAGAACTACATGGATGGATGGCAGTTTCGAAGGAGGAAGATGGGTCAATGGATTCTTTCAACAGGGTAATGTTAAAGCTCTTATCAAAGGTGTATCAGAAAGATTTGCAACAGTGTTCGAAGATTCTACATGGACTCAGAACAGATCTGTTACAGTTTCAAACACTACAAATTTCTATGACGGTGTTTGGATGAATGGATTCTTTGCTAACGGCGACTGGTACAATGGATTGTTCCAAGGTGGTATATGGAAATCTGGTTTCGAACTTGTCCCTTCTGCTGCAAACTATTATCAATATACAGCCAGATGGTTGGATGGAACTTTCAGAGATTCAAGATCACATTTTGTTGTAGGAGAATGGACGAATGGAACTTTCACAGATTCGGCAAACTGGCACAAAGGTATAGTACCTTTCTCTAGAAATCAGAGTTATTCTAACATGGTTACAACTCCAATGTCTTACGATATACTGGAACCAGTTGTAGTATTTGCAAACCAGAAGAGATTACATATGGACTGCTTTCATACAAGTTTGACAGCAGGAGTTACATTTGAAATAAGATCTCATTCTGATCCAGCGATAAGCATGTCTGGTACAGTCGTTGCATACAACAAAGATCTCAACCAATTGGATATTAATATAACTTCGTATTATGGAGGTGGTGTGAAAAATGATCTATATATCATATTCCAACACAGAACTTTGAGGTTCTTAGGATCTACGGATGCTTACATCGACGATATCACAGGTAGAAATATCACTGTCACTGGTACAACAGATGGTTCTGATGGAACTTACAATGTAATAAAAGCTATAAACAACGGAGGTTTGAATTATTCTTTAGTCATGGACTACATAACGAGCGCTTCTAGCACTGCAATTTTTATTCATCCACCTAGTGCTTTAGTCGTGTTCGATACTGTTTCTAGAAATATTTTCAACAATGGAACTTATACAAATACTGCTAGTTATTTCTTAAACGGCCAGTTCAACGGAGGAACAATGAATGGAAGATTATCTTCTGGTGAATTCAACGGTGGAAATCTTCAAGGTACTATACTGAGTGGAAATTTCAACGGCGGTATATCATCTGGAGCAACTTTGGGATCATTTCCAAATGGATATCCACCTGCTCCTGTTTTATCAATATTGAGTCATCCACCATTTTCACCTTCGACAGGAGATAGATATCTCATATCTGAAAACGGTACTGGCGTTTGGACTGGATATTCAAATTATATAGCACAGTGGAATGGTTCTATATGGATCTATACAGCTCCTAGTGAATCTTATATCATCAGTGTTATAACTCCAACAGAGAGTTTGAGATATATTGGATACTGGACTACTTTTAGTTATACAGAAGATCAAGTTAAAGTGTATGGTGGAGTATTGAACAATACAACAGCTTATTATACTAATTCAAGTTCAAAATATTTTACAAATTATGTTGGTGGAACTTTCAATTCTTGTAATTTTTATTCTTTAGGATATACAATTTTTAGAAATGGTGTTTTCAATCAATGTGATATCGTTAATGGTTACACATCAGGTGGAGATTTTTTTAACTGCGCAATGAATAATATTCATAATATAGGTGCAAATTGGACAATTTGTACAACAAAATATGGATGTTCTGCAACGCATGGTTATCACAAAGGTTGTAATTTCGTAGGTGGAAATTATTCTAATTCAGGAACACCTACATACGAAAACTGCATCATAGATAATCCAGATCTTGCAATGACTTCTGGCAAATATATCAATAATACATTTTTGTCTGGAAATATAACAGGGACAGTAAACGACGTAACAACTTTCAATACTGTTTCGAAGGACTATTCTACCGGAACTCCTGCTGTAGTTTTGACTAATATAAATACAATAAATGTAACAACTGGCGCGTTCACTGTTTCTGGATCTGGAGTAACTTTAGTGGAAAATTCAGGTGTTGAAACAGTCACTATACCTGCTGGTACATATTCAACCTATGGACAATATCTGCAAATTAATGCAACCACTACAGCAGGTACTGCTTATTTGTTAAAGTTCAAAATAGTTTCAAATTCAAAACCTTATTTGAACCACGCTTCTAACCCAGATACTATACAAATTGCGGTTCGTTTAGGCACTAACGTGTACCCTTTAAAATACTCTGGTAGTGGAGATTATGCTATATTAGTTACTGCAGGTACTACAGGAAATCTACAAATAAACTTCATAACGAATTCTTTATCTGTAAACACGAATGTTTCTATATCTAGTGTCGGTCTATATCTTGTAAATACTATAACTACAGCTCCAACTTTTCCAGCATTCAGTGAAAAACATTTCTTTGGAAATGCTATAGATAATTCAGGAAATGTGTATAATGACGAAGCCTATTTGATAGATAATAATACTTCATTATCTAGCGCATTTCTTAGACTTGGTTTAAGTAATAATACTCCTCTGACAATGTTCAAACCAGCTTTTGGTATAATACCATTTTCTAACACCGGTTGGATAAAAGGGACTGTTGATTCTTCTATGTACAGAATACCATCTGTGAACGCTACAACAACTACTGATATTTCTGTATATAATTTTACTTATGTTGCAAATGGTGGACCTAGAGGCGATGGACAGTTTGTACAATCACCAATAGGTGGTTTCTCAACTGCTGGCGTATCAATTGTAATACCTGCAATTGGACAACCCGCAATCGTACAAAGAATTTTGGTTAAAGATCAATCTAATTTATTTGAGAATGGTATTTATGTATATGATTATGTCGCTGGAACATTAACCAGAACTGATGATCAGTATAGTTCGAATGGAAAGACCTTCAGACATCTACAAACTTATGTCAGAGAAGGAACAACTGGTATAGGACATAAATTTTATATTATACCAACTGGTTATACAGGAGCTTCTGAATTTACACTTGGAACAGATCAGATAAATTTCATACCTTACAGCGACACTATTATAAATAATGTCATTTGGAAAGATGGAATACTGAGCAAAGGTTACATATACAGCTCTTTGATAGAGAATATAAAATCTACACTAGAATATACTTCTGATGAATTATTGATAAATCCTAATTTCGATACAGGAACAGGATGGAATTTAACTTCTGGATACTCTTACGATATGCAATATGGTATAAATTATCTAAGACATGATTATTCTTTCGATTTGGTTCCGATATCAGGGCTTGTGGACTCTTTTAATGCTACAGCTCCTGTTGATACAAATGCTATTCCACCTTGGGAGTCTAATACCGGTTCGTCGTCTTTGCATAAAGGTATAAAAAATGCAGATTTTCCAGGATATCAGATAGATTTTAGTAGCTATTTTGGTGATACAGGTAATATTGCATCAACACAAGGTTTTCCTTCTGCTACTGCTACAATCCCTAATAGATTTATAATAGGCAACAGGTTCAAAGCTGTGGATCCAACAAATCCGAATAAATGGTATTCAGGTTTTGTATCATATTATAATTCTACTACAGGAGATTATAAATTGATAGTTACAAACAAGAGTGATTCTGCAGGCTATCCTGGTAATAATAACAAAATGAGTGCAATCACGATGGAAACATTGGGATATATGGATGATAATCGAACTTATGTATATCAGAATGGCGTAGTTGAAGCCTATAATACATTTGTAATAGAAGTCGATTGTCTTGAAAATACTAACCCTTTAAACACTCTAGCTATAAAAGTGGAAGATTATTATGGTGATAGAGAAATTTTAGCTAGAATAAAAACTGGTGAAACAACCAAGATAGCTTTGTTTACGGAAGGTGGAATAAATAGAAGTCTGAGCATAGGCATCAATAACAATGACGTTGGAACTACTAAAATCAGCAGAGTTTCTTTGAGATCTATGAAATATAAATTATTACAGTTTTGTTATGTTTTACAAGGCGATGTAAAGTCTTCTTACCTGTTAGGCACAAACATATATGGAGGAAATTACGAACTGGCTTTCGGCTTTACATTCGGAACGATCGCTGATTCAAATTTCACAAATTCTCAAATGTCTGGAAATTTCACAAACAGTAATGCTTTAAATTCTGTTACGTATGGTACATGGAATAGCGGAACGTTCGATAAAGGTTTAATGTTGTCTTCAAATTTCAATGGTGGTTATGTCAGAAATAGCATATTGAAAGATGGAGTTATCAATAATGGACAGATTTTGAATGATTGTGTTGTCATGAACAACAACATATACAGCGGAGATATAAATCGTACTAAATATGCACATATCCCTATAGTAGCACAGAACTATTCAGCTGAAAATCCTGGATCTACTTTGATTATATGGAATAATGGAATAATGATATTAAAGTTGACAGCAACCATAAACTATGCTCCTTACAGTTATCCTGCAAATGGCTATGTTGCTGGTTCTTGGCAATCTTCTATTCCTGCTGGAGTTATTGCTGCAAGGCCTGCAGATCTTATAAGCAGCGGCGCTACATGGGATGCAACTGATGGTACAAAACAGAATATATTGAGAGATGTGATCGACTATTATCTTGGACCTGATTACAAAGTATTTTTTGGTTATCCTGACAATTCTGCAGTTCCAAAAATAGTAAGAGATTTTGGAAAAAATGGTAATAATCTTTCTGAGATTCCAGTTTCTGGCAACAGAAATATAATTGTGATCCAACATACTATAAATGCCGCAACCATATTTACGAAAAGCGGTACTAGTACATTTAATGCATCTCCTAATAATCCAACAAGTTTGTTGTATTTTCAAAATGGAATAAATGGAGCAATATCTGCGTTGAATAAACCTTTTAATGCTAGCTCAAATTCATCACGTACTATAGATTTGACAGCTGGAAAAACATTTAGCTTTGTTTTTAACACGATATCTAATTATGTTGATGCCGGTGATTATGTTAGAATAGAACATGACGCTACGCATTATATGATCGCAAGAATTCCAAACAGGCCTGCTTCAACAGCAACTAGTTTGACTGTTGATCCTATTATAGCCATAGCTCCTGTAAGTGATTTTGGAATAACAAGCTATACATCTTGGACCATTTATTTATTAGATACTCCATTTGATGTTCATATTGCGCCACCACCATATCAGATTGTTCCAAATAATACGATTGGTACATCAGCGTAAATTTGTTAATAAGTATTTAGAGTGTAAATAAACATACTCTAAATATTTTTATTATATTTGCATAAATAATTAACTACATGCAAATAGAATTGAATCATCCTTTCATTTCAAGAGCTCATAATCTTAAAGAGCTTCTAGAGAACTGTTACAAGCTTTCGACATTCTGTTCTAGATTGGAGAAATTTTCATTATTGTTTCCTGATCGTTACGATCCAGATAAATACAAAGGTGATGGTTTTGAATTGCTTGTTGAAGCTCTGATCAAAATGTCTCCTGTTGATAACAGAATAGGCATTTCTGATTATGTCATAGTAAAGGAGAACGAAGACAAAGGGATCGATGGAAGAGGTGTTGGAATCGATGGCAAAACTGCAACAGTTCAGGTGAAATACAGAAGCGACACTACTCAAGTATTGACTGCTAACAAAGATCATCTGTCGAATTTCGTGATGACTTCGATATTCGATGGAGTAGATAAAGACTCTTTCAACAATATGTTGATTATTACAACGGCCGAAGGTTTACACCATTTCACAGACAACGAGATGTTCTTGGGAAAAGTGAGATGCATCGGTTACAAACAAATGAGAGAACTTTTAGATAATAATGTATTGTTCTGGGATAAATTCAGAGAACTTTTAAATATCAAATAATGAAGAAAGCTAGAAAACACCAAACGGATGCCAGTACTCAGATAGAATTAATAAGAGAAGGAATTGTTCATCTTCCGACTGGTAGTGGCAAAACTTTCATCCAGGCAAATGCTATTGTTGATAATCTTGATAAAACCAGGGTTTTTGTAGTATTGAGTCCTAGAATTTTATTGACTAACCAGCTATACAGTGAAGTGAAAGATATTCTTGTTGCAAATGCAAGAGATTGTCAATATCTGATTGTACACTCTGGAAGAAAAGAGGACAAAGACGATATGAATTGGGCTAAAGATATGCCTTACAGAGAAGTGATATCCACTACATCTAGCATCGATATCAAGGATCAATACGAAAGAGCTCAAAGAGAAAATGTCCCTTTAATCATATTCTCAACTTACGATAGCGCAGTAAGAATCATACAATCCAAGATTCCAGTTTATATGCTTCTTTGTGACGAAGCTCATAATCTCGTGAGCGAAGAGTTCTGTTGGATCAGATATGATGGCTACGAAGATGGCAGGCTACAGTTCAATGCTGAGAGAAAATACTATTTTACTGCAACACTGAAAGTGACGGCTTCTGAAACAGGACTTGGTATGAATAATGTCGATGAATATGGTCCGATTATATACTCCAAGACTCCTTTAGAAATGATAGAAGCTGGTGAGATATTGAGACCTCGTATGCATTTGGTCAACGTCTCTTCTGATGAAATAGTCACAGAGCTGGACAAGGATGTCAATGCTATATTGGAATCTTTCACTGAACACAGGATCCACTGCAAGATCGGAGCAAAACTGTTAGTTGTTACAAAAGGTTCTGAGCACTTGAATAATATAGTCAACCATCCATTGATGCAACAGGAGATCGACACTCGTCCAAATCTGAAAATATTCGATATATCTTCAGCTTACAGGCCTAGGATAAATGGCATAGAAGTCAAGAGAGAATTGTTCCTGAATGAGTTACAAAATATGGATGAAAGAGATGAAGTTATAATTCTACATGTGAAAATACTCTCTGAAGGGATAGACGTTCCAGGCATAACAGGAATAATGGTGATGAATAATCTAAGCATGAGTTCATTCTTGCAGACATTGGGCAGAGCAACCAGATTATATCACAAAGATCGATCTAACCTGTATTCAGAGAAGATCAAATATAATGAATTGAACAAGTTCACAAAGCCTTATGCATGGATCATCATACCAGTATATGGCATGATTGGAGACGATCTGAGAGCAAGTATTGCCGAAATGGTATATGCACTCAGGACTTATGGTTTTAATGCCAGTGAAGATGTTGTGATCAAAGAAAGCAAAGGAAAGGCGATGCCGGTTCCATTATCAGGACTGAATGAGTTGGATACAAGAGGTATGTCTTACAAAGCTCAAATATTAGATATAGTTCATGAAGTTGAAGAGAAGGAAAAAGCCGATAAGCTAGAATTAGATAATTTTGCTTTGAAGTCTACTGTAATGAATGAAGAAGTTGAAGAAACGCTTAACAGATTTAAAATATAAATCATGAACAAATTAGAACTGCAATATAGCTTAGAGAAGATCTATAAATTATCAGAAGATCCACATAGTATTTACACACCTTTCGAGTTATGTGAAAACATGATAAATTCTATTCAATATTTGAATGGTGATATTTTGGTCATATCAAATTTGGAATTTTTGATAATATTGAAGACTAAAGGGTTAGATATGAACAATATATACTATTCAACTAGTTGTGAATTAAAGAAAAGAGTTGCTGTAAATTTAGGAGTTTCTTTAAACAATATCCTAGAATTGGAATATAATAAAGAAGTAAACATTACCGCTAATATGAAATTTGATATAATCATACAAAATCCTCCATATAATCCTAATAGTTTATGGAAAAAATTTGTAGAAAAAGGGATAGAATTATTAAAAGATGGTGGTAAAATGATTGCTATACATCCTGATAGCTGGAGAATAGCATCATCTCATCATAAATTCCATTTAAAACTTAAAAAACATTTATCTGAATTACATATGCTACAATATTTTTGGGCAGCTGAAAAAGTTTCAGTTAGTGTTGATTGGTACGTGTATAATAAGGAAGAACAAAAAGAATGTAAAGTTTATTATCCTAATTACGATATTGAAAATATTGATATTAGTAAAATAGATAGAATACATAAATTTTCGCAAAATTCTATACAATTATCAATTTTAAACAAAATATCAACTCATAATTATAACAATGAAATAATTATTAAAAAAGGATGGGAAGAAATGAACATACCTCAAGTTGAAAATGGTAGATATAAACAATGCGGAGGTAATAAAAATCAATTAGGCTGGTTGACAGATAAATTTACATTAACAGATTCTAAAACTGAACACCAATTAGATAATAAAATTGTGATAGCTTATGCTGGTAAACCAAGACCTAGATATTTTTCAGGTAAAGATGAAATAGGAGTTTTTACAGGTAGTTATTGGTTAACTGATAAAATAAATTCAAATCCAGATAGTATTGTTTTATTTTTAGAACATAAAATGATATGGAAATTAATATACTCTTTAATAGATCCAGAACCTGGAGTTTGGAAACCTTATGGAACTCCAGCTATGATACCTTTATGGTATTTAAGAGAGTTGAAAATTGAGAATTTGTATGTTAAATCAGAAGATGAATTATATAAACATTTTAATTTAACAGAAGAAGAAATAAATTGGATAAATAATTAGAGTCATGAACCTAATTAACCTTTTAAAGCATAAAGTTAATGAAGCTTCGAAGTATTCAAAGGATAAATCTAATAATCATGGTGAAGTGTTCACTCCTGAACATCTGATAAAGGAAATGCTTTATTCTCTTCCTAAAGAGACTTGGTCTAATCCAAATTTAACTTTTTTGGATCCATGCGCAGGTAAAGGAAATTTCACTGTGATTATAATACAAGGATTAATGAATGGTTTGAAAGATATATTTCCTAATAAACTTGAACGTTACAGACATATCATAGAAAACCAAATTTATATTTGTGAATATCAGAGAGAATCTGCTGAAACAATAAACAGAATATTTAATATAGGCAATAGATTTACACTTAATCTATATATTGGAGACACTTTAAAGATGCCTAGTGACTTCTTTGATTTGAATATAAATGAAAGAAAAATGAAATATCCTGAAAATTGCTTATAAATTATTAATTATTTTTAATTCCTAAACCTAGGATTGGTAACACTTTAAATAAATTGTTAATAACTTTGGTAAAAAAAAGAGTAAAAATATTTTTTACTCTCAAATATTATTCGTAAATTTGCTCTATAAATAATTAAACAACTTAAAAACAAACAATATGAAAAAAACAATCACAACTAGTTTATTAATGATCATAATGATTATTATGAACGTAAATGTAAAAGCACAAACATTAAACAATGTTATCACTGATAAGAATTCATTTGGACCCGTTGGATCAGGTGTTGCAGGTTCTAACTATACAATTATGAATGATAGTTTATATTTAATATCAGGGCCAAATATTAATATTCCTATTATTGATACTGCATTTAAAAATGTAGTGTTTATGTACAACGATGTCAGTCATAATATGTTATATATAGGAACACAGAGTAATGGATTATATATGTATAATCCTATGTATAATACTATAGTACATAAAATATTAGGAACTACATCTGGTAATATAACAGGATATGTAGCAGATCATTTTGCAAGTAATATAAATCTTTTATATATCTCTATGCAAAATAGAATACAAAAAATAGATTTACTAAATTCGTCAATAACAAATTCAATAACAAATACTATATATAAAAACATTAATGGCGTTACATCATTGGAATATAATAACAATGACTCAACTTTAATATACTCTATTGGTTCTACGGTATATAAAGATAAATCAGCAACAGGCGTTCAAATAGGAAGCTCTAATACTTATACTTATACAATAAACGATATGGAATTTTTTAATGGAAGTTTATATTATGCTACAACAGGTGGTATAATAAACATAACTAATACTATTACTGTAGCAACTGGAAATTATAATATTATTAAAGCTAACAATACTCAAGGTTATAATGATGGTATGTTTCTTTATTTTGCTGACACCACTGGTAAAATTTTTAATTGTGATACATTAAATAATGTTACTCCAATGTCGTATAACACTACAAACACTGTATCAAAAGTTAATAGCATAACATACGTACAAACATGGGATAGCCCAACTAATCCTAATAATTATTATTTATGGGTTAGCACAGATAAAGGTTTGTTCATAGATATTGCTGATTCGATAGCATCTAATCCATCAATATTTAATAGACTTGGTTCTTTTACTCCTTCACCTGCTACAGGTACTAACACTGCAACAAGCATCAATGAATCTGTATTAGAAAACACTTCAGGTTTATATCCTGTTCCTAACAATGGTTCTTTCAGTTACAAAACAAACTATGCTGGGACTTTACAGATAATCAACATCTCTGGCCAAGTCGTTTTTGAGCAAAAATTAGAAGAAGGAGTAACGAAAGTAGAAATGAGTTTAGATAACGGCATCTATGTTGCACAATTCAACTGTGAACAAGGTAAAGTGAACAAGAAGTTTATGGTGATCAACTAATATAATCATTCAAAAGAGCTGATAAATTATCAGCTCTTTTTTAACTCTTAAAAATTATTAAAATGTATATAGATTCTACAATGATGGAAAATATCAGAGACTGTGAATATGAATTGTTAAATTCATTAAACACCGTATTGATAAATGAAGATGTTAAAAAAGAAATACTTGGACATTACTATAGAGAACTTAATAGATGGATGGACACTCCAGAACATGAATTAGAAAATACTATAGGGCCTATTTTGTTCAAAGAATATCATGCTATAAAAGCTAAACTGGGTTATGTTCAAACTTTTTCTGATGACTTTATTCGGATGTTGTTGTGGCATTGGACTGATACATTTGATTGTTTAAAAATTGAATTTTAATAAAAAATAATTATAATGAAAAAGCTCACAGAATCTGAACAAAATGCTTTTGACATGATGAAATTTAATTTTGAAATCAATAACAGATCTTTTGATAATCTATTAAATAGAGATGCCAAAGGTAAATATTATTATATTGTTTCAACAGAAATAAGAAGATCTGGAAACATGTTAGTTTCTGATAAATTATATGATAAACTTTTAAAAATTATCAAAGATGGACATACATAAAGTCTTGATAATCTAATATATGCATAATGAAAAATATAATATTAGATTATCAAGAATTCATATTAGAAGGATTAGTAGATCAGTTTACAAAGTCTATAGATGTCGATTTTGATATTGAAGCTGATGAACACTTCTTTGATAGATTAACTAGAATTGATAATGAACTTGACAAAGAAGGCAACACTGTTATCGATGAAGCAGAGGTCAAAGCTGATATAAGAAAAGCTATTAGACAAATAGTCAAAAAGAATTTGTTTAATGATGGTTTGTTCTGGGATCATAAAAACAGAAATGAACTTAATAAAGAGATTCGGATAAGGAATGATTCTACAAAATTGAATATAATAGTGATGATTTCTAAATTTAAAGATAAAGGAGAATATAAATATAAGTTCACTATTAAAACTGTGATGAGAAAAGATAAATTTGAACCATCAAATTTACAGAAAAAAGCTGAACCAATTTATGTATAAAATAAGCATGAACAATATACCAAATAAATACAATATACCAAATATATCAGGAAATGCTAATAATGATATAGATATTTATTTAGAAAAACTGAATGAAGCTGGTGTTACAATAGAATTGTACAAAGCTTATGATGACTGCATTCATATTTTTTATGATAAAAAATTACCTAAAATCAGAGGTATATTGAAAAAATATTTTAATGTTTCAACAGAAGAAGGTAGGGCTGATGGATTATGCTGTATAGAAAATGCAGGCGAACCAGATGAGTATGTTTCTATTGATACTAACAAAAATATGAGGATTTACCAAATTTCACTAAAAAATAGTGACAAAATTGTAAATAATTCTTTCACGTATTAATGTAGATTTACGTAAAATAAAAAAATATGAACAATTTACCAAATACATACGGAATACCAAACAAATACGACATACCGAATATATCAAGTGTAGATGACGATACTATCAATCATATAGATTTCTATTTAGAAAGGCTTAAGGAAGCTAACATTGAAATAGAATTATACCGAACTGCTAATGATTATATTTTCATATATCGTGATATGAAATTGCCTAGAGTTAAAAATAAATTAAAAAAATATTTTACAGTTTTTAAGGAAGAAGGATGTGTCGGTGGTATGTGTTGTTTAGAAAATGCTGGAGAACCAGATGAATGCGCTGTTATCGATATTTGTAAAAGCATGATAGTTTATCAAATTTCAATAAAAGATAAAAAAGATATAGTGAACGATGCATATTATTACAAAGGTGATTGATGTTTAAATTTAATAACATTAATGGAAGATTTTAAAAATCTATATAAATACTTAAAGAAAAGCGATAGTAAAAAATTGTTTTCTTAACTGCATCAAACAGATGGGAAGGCAACACAGAACTTCCAAAGTCTAGCATGATAGCAAATGAACTTTCTATTAAATTAGACACTGATAGAATTCAATTGATTAATGTATCAAAACTGAATATATTCTCATGTGAAGGTAATGTATCATCAAATTTACATATCTTTGGTGATTTTATCAAAGACTTTGATTTTGTTGAGACTCTTAAAGAATCTACATATTCATTTATAATGTCGATAAAAGAATGGAGTAGAAAATAGTTTTTATTCTTATTTTATTAGAAATTTTTTGGTATATTTACATTAAATAATTGTAAAAATGAAAGAAACCATATTCTATCCAATAATAATCACATTAACTTTATTCACACTTCTGTGTTGTTTGGATATCATGTTCGGCCAAAAAGAAGAACCTAGATATAATTCTTATCCAAATTCTAAAAAGTTTTTAGAAGGATATCCTGAACTTGTTATCATATATGATGAACTCATGGCTACGATCAAACCATCTGTAAATGAATATGATGATTTTCTAAAAAGCATAATTTACAAAAATATAATACTGAGCCCTAACGAAGCTGTGCATATCATGAATGCTTTTGGATCCAACAAAGACAATATTTTAAATTGGGGATTATTCGTTGAGCACTGCAGGATTAGCATGAACACTCAAATAGATACCAACAAAACTGATCAATTGATAGAAATATATGGATAAAATGATAACAGGAAAAGATCTTATAGAACTTGGTTTCAAACCCAATAAATTATTCAAAGAAGCATTATCATTTATCAACGAAAACAATTTATCAGGAGATTCTATGAAAGAATATCTTGATGAAATTTTTACAGAACCAGATCCTATAGAGCCTTTTGATAAACCTTTGTTCTATCACAAGAACATCAGATCAGAATCAGAAAATGAGATCTATAATCTGGAAAGCGTTTTCAAAACAATGGATGAGTTGATGAAGACTCCTACTGTGATAGATGGTTGTGTCATGCCAGATGCATGTCCTACAGGAGAGATAGGACAGATTCCTGTCGGTGGAGTTGTAGCAACAAGAAATGCGATACATCCTTCGATGCACAGTGCTGATATATGTTGCTCTGTGTGGATGACAAATCTGGGAAGCATCAATCCTAAATCTGTTTTGGACGCAGCTCACTCTATCACGCATTTCGGCCCTGGTGGAAGAAAAGATCTTTTTGATTTTCCGATCGAACTAGAGAATAAAATTCTATCAAACAAGTATTTAAAGAATCTTTTGCACGTTGCAAAAACACACCTAGGGACACAGGGAGACGGAAACCATTTTCTATTTGTTGGTAGTTCTGAAGACACTGGAGAAACTTGCATGATCACGCATCACGGCAGCAGAGGTTTCGGAGCAGGACTCTACAAGATCGGCATGGAAATAGCTGAGAATTTCAGGAAGAAATTGTCTCCATCGACAATGAAGAGAAATGCCTGGATCCCCTATGATACAGAGGAAGGTAAAGAGTATTGGTCAGCGCTCCAGATAGTCAGAGAATGGACCAAGCTGAACCATAAAATGATTCATGATAAAGTATTAGATATATTTGGAATAGCTTCAGCAGAGAGTTTTTGGAACGAGCACAACTTTGTCTTCAAGGATGAAGATGTTTTCTATCATGCCAAAGGAGCAACGCCGTTGGATGATAAGTTTGTACCAGATTCTTACAACGGATTAAGGTTGATCCCATTGAACATGTCAGAACCAGTGTTGGTTGTCAGAGGAAAAACAACTATAAACAATTTAGGTTTTGCACCACACGGAGCAGGTAGAGATCTGAGTCGTTCTGAACACAAGAGGAGAATGAACGATAGAACTATTCAGCAGATATTCGATGTAGAAACATCTGGACTTGACATCAGATTCTATTCTGGTGAGATAGATATTTCTGAACTTCCATCAGCTTACAAGGATGCCTCAAATGTACAAGCCCAGATGAAAGAATTCAATTTGGGAGAAGTCGTAGATAGAATTATGCCTTATGGCTGCATCATGGCAGGAGATCATGAGAAGAATGCGCCATGGAAAAAGAAGAGAGAAACTAAGAAACTATCAAAAAATATTTAGTAAATTAGTATATGAAAAACATTTATCAAATATCAAAGTTTTTTATAAGCTATGTTATTTTGGCTTTGTTATTTTTATCAGTAATGTTGGTATTGTTGAGTCCGCTCACCGCTTTTATGATCACCGGAAAATGGTATTTTCTTTTAGGTTTTTTGATCACATGGGATTTGGCTAATATGCTAATGAAAATATGTGATGTTGTACATGATAAGATGAAGGATAAGAATTGATTATTTTTCAAATTTATGTTCGTGTATTAATTTAATATATTTTGGAGATATGTTATGATCTGTATAAAATCCTGCATTTCTTAAATTTACATCACTGTATAGATTTTTAATTCCTGCTCCATTTATTTCATAAACACAATATCCAGAATTATAATCAAATTTTTTATGTATATGATTAGATCTATTTTCCATTTTATTTATTCATTTTTAGTATATATTTAGGATCTAGATAAATATAAAAATGATCATTATCAAAACTATACAATATAATAGAATATCCCAAATTCGTAAAAATTGGGATATAGTTTGTTAGATTTTTAACAAATCCTTCAACATAAATTCTAAAACCAAATTGATCTTTTACAATCAATTCTGGAAATCTGTTTTGTATAATATTAATAGATTCCTGAATAGGATATGTTTTCAATAAATCATGAGATACTACCAAACTACCAAATTTAGAACGTCTCTTTATCTCATTATACATGATTAAATCATCTTCATGATTTAATTTATCAATATTTTTAATATATTGATAATATTCTAAAATAAGCCAGTTTCCGTTTCCCATTTATTATTAATTTAATTTTTATCTATTATTTTAAAACATTCAGGAGATAGTTCATTTTTTTTATATAGCATGTATAATTACTTTTATCTATATAAACATGAATATATGATCCTTTTATCTCATAAACACTATAATCATTATTTAAACTTTCTCCATAATTAATAGCTCTTTCTACACTTTTAAATACGAAAATTCTATCAGGGTGTTTTGATTTTTTGTCTCCTGTTATAGGTATAAATCCTATTTTTGATATTTTGCCTTTCAATTTAGAATCAATAACATAATATAAAACATCAGGAACTGGAAACATTTCAAGATCATATTTAGGATTTAGATATATAGAAAACTTTTCGTTATCAAAACTATACAATGAAATAGAATATCCAAGATTGGTAAATATTGGGATATATTTTTCCAGATTGTTAGCATCTCCTTCAACATAAATTCTAAAACCGAATTGATCTTTTACAATCAATTCTGGAAATCTATTTTCTATGATATTTATAGATTTCAGAATAGGATAAGTGTTTATAAATCCTTCAACCAAAACCAAACTTCCAAATTTAGAACGTTTTTTTTTATTTCGTTGTAAATAATAAAATCATCTTCATGTGATAATTTATCAACATTTTCAATATATTTAGAATATTCTAAAATTATCCAGTTTTCAGTTTTCATTTATATGTAATCATTAATTAATAGAGTGTATATGATATGAAAATGATTTAGTTTAGTAAATTTACATAAATCAACTTTATATGATAACATATAGAATAGTGAAAAGGTGGGCGAATACTGCAATCAAGTATAAGATAATGAGGATTAATGTTCCAAAACATGAAGCTATCGATTATGTAAATAAGATGACTGCCAAGAACAAGAATCCTAAGATAACTTATGTTATGTCTGAAGATTGGCAATGATTAAATCAAATTAAATAAAAAAAAATAAAATGATTAATAAAATAATACTAATAGTCACAAAGTTTTTCATAACAATATTAATAATAGGCATATGTTACGCGTTATGGTTAATATCAACTAATCAATTCGTGAAGCCATAACTTTAGCAGGATTAAGACTTGAAGTTTTAGAAATTCATAGGTATGAAAAACAGAACTTCTAAAGATGTTTTATAGTTTTTAACATGAATTTACAACTACAAATCTATTAAAAATAACCAAAAAAAATATATGTATTCAATATCTGCATTTTCAGAATCTGTAATTAACTATCCTATCATAAACAATTTAAATATTAACAATCCAACAAAATGAGCATTATATTAAAATCAGAAATGGAACAGTTGGCTAATAACTTAGAACCTAAAGTGACATTCACTACTGATTTATGGGTTGGTAAAGTAAAAATACCAGTAAGGACTGAACTTGATTTCAATGGATTGCATTCATCGCAACATGAAAAAAATATTAAAGCTTGCATATAAAATTTACAATGTAGATAAACATTCAAATGGATTTTAAATGAACCCATATTTTAGAAATATAAATATTGTAGACAGATTGAATGCAGATAAATCAAAAATATATCAACAGTATAGAGATTTTGAAATCTATATTCAAGAGAAAATGTTCTACGGTTTTATCAATAAAGAACAAGCAGATTTAGAAATGAAAAACAAACAGATCGAGCTTGGACTAACCAATATAGAAGATCGATTATCAAAAATACAAGATATATGTGATCATACTTATCATGATGGTTCATCTGCATTGATAAGATCTTATCTTCCTGATTATCAAAAATCATTTTGTCAAGTTTGCAGAAAATACATCTAAACAAAATCTTTTCGTGTGAATATATCATAACATGGAAAAGAATATAACACCTTTATCTGATTTTGAGCATACTCTATTATGGATGGCAATTCGTTATGCTATGAACCGCCAAACTATAGCTTCAGCAACTCTTCCTGCTGATATAATCACTAATTATTATCACAGATTGACTCCAAATCACAAGTTGAGTATTGTTCAAGATTTGGAAAGAAATGAACAAGATTTCAAAGGTGAAGCTTTTGGAAACCAATCTATCGACAGACCTCATTGGATCAAATTCATGAAGTGCCTTGATGAGAAATGTCATTATAAAGTTAAAACTGTGGATGGAGACATGATCACCGTTTTTGAAGCTAATGATAAATATATTCCATTAGAAAAATACATTCAATACCCACATCAGAACTGGTATATCCCAACAGAAAATATTTTAGAAAATGTTAAATAGATTTATAATCATATCCAGTTTATTGATTTTTACAAAAATTGTACATGCTCAAAAACTTACACCAGAACATAAATCTTTGGAACAATTAAATATTTTGGCTAACAACAATATTCAGAACTGTGTCAGAGATATGTTCAAAAATAAAGTCAAACAACCTTTGTTACAACTTCCAATCGATAACAATTTATCAATAGATGTTTTTCAACAGACTATGACATTGCAAAATCAAGATGATTTCTTGTTTGTTACAAAGAGAAGAAACATGGATTTATCAAATCGATTTATTTCACAGGGTTTGTTCTATGGCGTACAAGGAATAAGCAATATTTATACTATTGGATTGATTTTCATATTTTAGAGTAAAATTATCATAAACAATATTTATTGTTTATATTTACAGATATGCAAACTCTTATCCC